CCGCTTGCGTGAACGTGCGCTCCTGGTTGCCCGCAGGTGCGCCCTGCGTCGGCGTCTCGTCGTTCTCGGGCATGTCTGCCCCCTTCCCCGCCTTTGGCGGTCGTCATGTCCGCGATGGGCTCGCGTAGCCATGAAAAAAGCCCCGAGGGGCTTCTATTCATCTATTTGAATATCGTGGGCGGCTCTATACAGCTCGCGCCGCCGCGCGTTGCGTCGCTCGGCGTACTCGGGCGTGTAGGAGGCGCGGCGCATGGCGTTGATGTCGCCGTCAGCCTGCTCGTACTCGTCCAGCAGCGCGTCGGGGTCGTACCCGTCTATCTCGAGCACGCTGCCCGGAGCCTTGACGACGAACTGGCAGTCGCAGTTGTCGTGGATGTGCTCGGCATGGCGTCCTGCCCTCACGGCCTTGGATGCCGCCTGCCAGCCACGGCTGCCCAGCGTGCGGCAGAACGCGCACGTGTCGCCGATGCAGACCCACGCCCATGCAACCTTGTCGCGCAGCGCGGCGGCCTGCATGGAGCGGATGCCCGAACGCTTGACGTGCCCCGACACCACGGAGCTGACGAGCGAGCGCATGGCCTCGTTGGATGTTGCCCTCGCGGCCGCGTCCGCGACGTCCTGCGCCACGAAGCCGCTGTCGGGCGACAGCACGGGGCACTCGGGGAAATCGGCGCCCTGCATCGCCATGATCTCGTCGTAGAACGATGCGGAGAGCGTCGCGTCGGCGGTGCCGTACTTCATAACCAGCTCGATGCACTTCTCCTGCAGCGCGCGGAGGTTCGCGCCCTCCATTCCCGCGCCGTCGGGCAGCGAGTTGAAGAAGACGTCCAGCTCCTTGCGCGCCGCGCCTTGCAGCTCGCGATGCGCGCGCTGGTAGAGCGCCCACGAATCGCGGCTAATTCGCATTTCCCAGCACCTCGTCGAGGATGCCGCCGCCGATGTTGCGGTTGCGCTGGCTCATGATGCGCGCGATGGTCGGCGCGTCGAAGCCCATCATCTCGTAGAAGACGGGCGTACCGCCGAAGGATGCGTCCACGCTCGCGATCTTGACGGCCGCATCGGCGGTGGACGCCACGGAGGGCATGGCGGGGTTTGCGAAGTGCGCCATGACGCTGCGCTCGTCCTCGTTGAGGTCGCCGAGCCCCTTGTTGCCCGCGATGGCCTGCGCCATGAGGGCGATGGTGTAGAGGGCGTCGCCGTTCTCGCGGTTCAGCTCCTGCGCGCGGATGATGAGCTTCTCGTTCGCGGCGGCCACCGCGTCGGCGCTGGTCGGGTTGGCGTCGTTCACCACGCCCGTGTCGGTCACGGAGAGCGACGTGGCGGCGGCGAACTGCGTGGCGAGCATGCGGAGCATGTCCACGTGCGGCTGCAGGCTGCCCTGCTGGAGCTGGCCGAAGCTCGGCACGTCCCCGTTGTTGTCGCGCGTGGCGAGCAGCATGCTGCCGATGTACGCCTTGAACTTGTCGGAGATGAGTGCGTCGTACTGCTCGTCCGTGATGCCCAGCAGGTACTTCTGCGGGCTCGTGGAGAACTCCAGGGCGACCGTCGCCAGCGACATGGTGCGGATGTAGCCGCGCGTGAGGTCGCGCACGGCGCGCGAGATGCGCGAACGGCCGAGCGGGCGCTTTGTGGTGCCGCCCTCGTTCGCCATGGCGACCATGAGCGGGCGTCCCATCGCGTGCGGGTGCTCGATTGCCGTCCACCTCGCCGTCGCCATGTCGCGGGTGATCTCCCAAACGGCGGTGTCGGTGTAGAGGTTGACCGCGCTCGGCACCTCGATGCCGTGGCCGTCCATGTCGGTGTCCACGATCGCGAAGCCGCAGCCGAGGCGCTGGTGCGCGCCGTCCCAGATTCCCGCAGCCGTCTCGCCGCTATGGAACCGCACGGTGACGCCGGATGGCCCGCCCGCGGAGAGCGTGGCGAACACGACGCCGTGCATCAGCTCGTCTCCGACGGCGCGGTTGTACTGGCTCACGAGCCTGTTGTCGCGCACGATGGCGGCGAGGCTGGCGGGCGTGGTGCCGTCGCTCGACACGAACGCGTCGAACACGCTCCTGTCCTTGAGCGCGGTGACGGCCTTCTCGGGCCAGCAGCACGCCATCTCGAAGCGCGAGAGGTTCTGCGGCAGCGCGATGCCGAGGTTGCACTCCCCGACCGTGACGCGCTGCTCGTAGTAGCGGCGCTTGAGCCTGTTCCTAGAGTTGTGGTGGACGAATGCCTCGACCAGCTCGCCCATGGCGCGGCGGGCGTCGGGCGAGAGGCCCGCGGCGTCCCTCGCACCGTCCAATTGCTTGTGCATCAACCGATCCTCGCTTTCCTCTGCGGGTCGCGCTTGCTTGTCGTGAGTCCCCAGAACGCGAGCGAGCACGCGTCGATGGGTAGCGGGTCGGCGCCGCCGAACCCCCAGCCGCCGTTGCGCCCTATCGGGCGCCGAGTGGCGGCAGTAGCGGAATCTCTCAACTGCTCCTGCGGCCGATACCATGTCAGCCGCTTCTCGCCAACCGCGTCGCAGAGCATGGACGCGGCGGCGGTCACGTCGTTGAGCGACGGCGTGACGATGTATCCCCTCGGCGCGGCGTGCATGCGCTCCACGAGGGCGGGCGCGCCGCTCCTGCCGTCCACGACGGCGCAGCAGCCCGTGCCCGAACGCTCGGAGAGCCACGACGCCAGCCACGCTGTGCCCTGCGCCATGGTGCGGCGCTCGAGCAGCTCGACGTGGACGGCATCGCCGTTCAGCTCGGCCACGGCCAGCGCGACCTCGGAGCCGTCGGGCGAGAACTTCACGCCGTAGGCGGTGCGCTCGGGGTCGGGCACCTCGTCTATGGCGCAGGCGTCCCACGCGTCGGCGTCCAGCACCGTCTGCGGCCTGCCCGCGGTCGGCGACCACCATCCGAGCCGCTCGCGCGCGAAGCCGTCGCGGCTCATGGTGTCGTGCTCGTCGCGCACGGTGTCCTCGCTCATGCGGCGCCCCATCGCGGGGTTGCACGCGTACCAGAGGTCAACGTCGTCCACGTCCACCTCGTCGAGCGAGCCGCCCGTCGCGCCCCATTCGAGCCACCACACTGAGCTGTCGCCCGCGTGGGCGCGGTCGTGGAGCATGCGGAACACGGTGCCTTGGCATTCGGGCCCGGGCACGGTGCCGACGTATATCTTCTGCGGGTCGCCCTCGCCGTCGGCTATCTCGCCGCCTGCGGAGACGGTCGGCAGGATGGCGTCCTGCTGCGCGTTCGTCAGCTCCTGCGCCTCGTCGAACACGATCACGGAGTACGTGCCGCCGCGGCCGCCGCTGTTGGTGCGCGTCTGGAACTCGATGCACGCGCCGCCCTTGAAGTAGATGCCCTCGTAGCCGCCCGCCTTGTAGATGTAGTCCAGCTCGTCGGCGAAGTCGGCGTGCCCCTCGATGAAGTCGCACATCTCCTTGAACATCTTTCGCACGGTGCGCCCGTGATGGGCGGTGAACAGCACGCTCTTGCCCTCCACGGCGGCCATGTCTATCGCGTAGTCGCGCGTTGCGAACGACTTTCCGTTCTGGCGCGGCTTGGTGATGCCTATCGACTTGCCCGCGAAGCCGCCCTGCGCGGTGCGGGCGAAGAAGACGTCCATCTCGTGCTTCTGCGAGCCGTAGTAGCGCCTGCCGTACGCCTCGAACATCTCCACGACGGCGCCGCCGTTCGTGTGGTCGTACGCGCCTATGCGCTCGAACGTCGGCTCCTGTCCGCCCTGCCTAAGCATCGCGCTCGGCCTTGGCGGCGGCCTTGGCGCGCGCGAGCGGGCTGTCGGTCTTCTCCTTGGGGAGAGATTCGAGCTTCTCCTGCACTGCGATGATCTGCTTCACGATGCCGGGCTTTGTGTATGCCTCGCATCCGTTCGCCAGCGTGGCGGTCAAGTCTTCGAGGATGCCTTGGTACAGCTCTCTCTGATTGCCGCTTTTTGCGGCTTTGATGAGGTCAGCCACGTCCTGCCTCCTTGTTTGAACCGTGGGCACGCATTTTTTTCTGCGTCTGTCTATTTCGGCGCTG